GACCGAGACGGCCCATTGGGGCCTGGAGGCCGCGCGCGAGACGGGCTGCGACCGCCTCAACTTCGACGCCCCGGGCGTTGGCGCCGGCGTAGCCTCGACGCTGATGAACAACCCGGTCAGCGGGCTGGAGGTTCTGCCGGTCAATACCGGCGTCCCGCCCTCGGAGAAACATTGGCCGGACGGCCGGACCTCGGAGGAGATGTTCGGCAACCTCAAGGCCGAGGTCTGGTGGCTGTGCCGCACGGCCCTGCAGCGCACCCACGAGCACGTCCTGCACCTCGAGGGCCGGGAGGGCGGGCTCGAGCATCCGCTGACAGACCTGATGGCGCTGCCGAGCGGCTGCCGGGAGTCGGACGAGCTCTGCCACCAACTCAGCCTCGTCAAGTGGGGGCGGAACGAAAAGGGCAAGATCGTGATCGAGAAGAAGGACGCCCTGGCGCGCCGCGGCATCGCGTCACCCGACTACGCCGACGCCCTGATGCTGACCTTCGTTGATCCTCCGGCACCTCCGCCGAAGCCGATCTTTTCCACCTACGGGAATCGCCGCTGATGCCTGAGAAGACCGAGGCCCAGCCGGACACGCCGTCGAGCGACTACCTGAAAATGGAGCCGTTCTGGACGATGGTGGCCGACATCCTCGACGGCGCGCCGGCGATGCGCAAGCTGGAGAACAACCGCAACCCCTACCTGCCGCAGTTCCCCAACGAGTCCCTGGCCGACTACCGTTACCGGGTCGAGAACGCGAAGTTCACCAACATCTACCGGGACATCGCCGAGACGCTGGCCGCCAAGCCCTTCAGCGATGAGGTGACCCTGCAGGACGGGGCGTCGGAAGACCTGAAGAAACTTCAGGAGGATATCGACGGGGCGGGGAACCATCTGTTCTCCTTCGCGGGCCAGAGTTTCTTCGCGGGCATCAACAACGCGGTCGACTGGATCATGGTCGACTACGTGAAGATGCAGCCTGGCTCCACCCTGGCGGATGAGCGCCGCGTCGGCGCGCGCCCCTATTGGGTGCATGTCCCGGCCCGGCGTGTCATCGCGGTCTACAGCGCCCGCGTCGGCGCCAAGGAGATCCTGGTCCACGTCCGCATTCTCGAGAGTGGGATGACGCGCGACGGTTTCGAGGAAATCTGGACCAACCGGGTGCGGGTCTACGATCGCGCGCCAATCGTCGATCTAGACAGCGGCAAGGTGGTCGACTACGCGCCCGCGACCTTCACGGTCTGGGAGCAGAAGACCGAGCAGAAGAACGGCAAGTCAACCTCTACCTGGGAGGTGACCGACCGGGGCCCTATCACGATCGGCATCATCCCCATGGTGCCGGTCATCATGGGCCGGCGCAAAGAGGGGACGTGGCAGTTCATCCCTCCACTGCAGGACGCCGCCTACCTGCAGGTCGAGCACTTCCAGCAGGAAAGCGGGCTCAAGCACATCAGCGAAAGCGCGGCCTTCCCCATGCTGGCCGGCAATGGCGTCAACCCGCCCACCGAGCCGAACCCTCGCGCCGGCGAGGCCGGGCAGCCCGCCGAGGTGCCGGCGAGCATCGACGTCGGCCCCCAGAGCGTTCTCTACGCGCCGCCCGCGCAGGACGGCTCGCATGGGGAATGGAAGTTCATCGAGCCCGCCGGGGCGTCGCTGACCTTCCTGGCCGGCCAGGTGAAGGTCACCGAGGACCAGCTGCGCGAGCTCGGCCGCCAGCCTCTCACGGCCCAGACGGGCAATATCACGGTGGTGACCGCCGCCTTTGCGGGCGACAAGGCCAACAGCGTCATCGAAGCCTGGGCGCTGAACATGAAGGACGCGCTGGAGAACGCCTGGAAGATCACCGCCATGTGGTTGGGCGTTACGGCCGAGCCCGAGGTGAAGATGAAGACCAAGTTCGAGACCGGGCTGTCGGACAAGGACGCCGAGACCCTGCTGAAGATGCGCGAGGCCGGCGATCTCTCGCACCAGACCGAATGCGAGGAGTTCCAGCGCCGCGGCATCCTGTCGGACGAGTTCGAGTTCGAAGAGGAGGTCAAGCGCCTGACCGAAGAGGGCCCGGGCGATGATGAGGAGGCCGATCGGCAGGCCGCCATGACGCCACCGGGCGGGCGGCAGGCCGCATGAAGCGCAGCGTATGGGTGGGCTTCGACCCCAGGGAGTGCGACGGCTACGCGGTAACGCGGGCCTCGGCCCGGCGGCACCTGTCCGCCGACGTGCCGATTCGCGGGCTGGTGCTGTCGGAGCTTCGCCGCCAGGGCCTCTACACCCGCCCCACCAGCCGCCGGGACGGGCGCCTGTGGGACGATATCAGCGGCGCACCCATGAGTACGGAATTTTCCTTGTCCCGCTTTTTTATTGGGCAGCTTCAGCAGTCAGGATGGGCGCTCTTCCTGGATGCGGACTTTCTGGCGCGTGGTGACTTGATGCCGCTGTTCGGGCAGGCCGACCCATCGAAGGCGGTTATGGTCGTGCAGCACGATCACCGGCCTGACAACGTGACCAAGATGGATGGTCAAGCGCAGACGAAGTACCTGAGGAAGAACTGGAGCAGTGCAATGCTGCTGCATCTGGACCACCCGTCAAACAGGCGTCTGACCCTGGACTATCTCAACTCGGCTACGGGACGCCAATTGCACGCTTTCGACTGGCTGGAAGACCACGATATCGGCAACCTTGATCCTAGGTGGAACTACCTTGTTGGCTATACGAAAATGGACGGCGAGCCAGTATTGGTCCACTTCACCGAAGGTGTGCCGTCGATGCCGGGCTATGAAAACTGCGAATTTTCAGGTGAATGGCGCCAAGAACTTGAGCGGTGGGCGCAATAGGCTAGAATAAGCGAGCCGCAGCAGTGCGCTAACACTGCCACGGCCCTAACCACCACCCGAACGCAGGAGGTTCAGGGATGGCTATCGACACCTTGCCGATGGACTTCGGCAGCGACAAGCCTTTCTACATCTACGTCTATCGGGACACCCGACCCAGGAAGAAGCTTGCCCCGATCTATGTCGGCAAGGGGGCCGTGAGGAACGGTCGCGCAGACGTGCATTGGCGATCCGGTGCGAGCAACAAGATGCTCCAGCGGATACTCGACAAGATCAGAGCCGCCGGCCTGGATCCGGCAATAGAGATCGTCGGCTGGTTCGATGATGAAGATGCTGCCTTTGCCTGCGAGGTCGAGCTTATCCGCAGGTTCGGGCGCCGGAACAACAGAACCGGCTCTCTCGCGAACTACACCGATGGTGGGGAAGGCCGCGCCGGCTACAAGCTTTCACCCGAGGCGGTAGAGAAGACGCGGGCGGCTCATGTAGGGGCCAAGCGCTCCGCCGAAGCCCGGCAGCGGATGCGTGATGCCTGGACGGAAGAGCGGCGGCGGCAGAATGGGGAAAGATGCCGTGGCGTCCCGCTGAGCGAAGAGGCGAAGAGGAAGATTTCCGAGGCGAACCGAGGGCGAAAGCGCAGCGCAGAGACGAGGGCCAAGATCGGAGCGGCATTTCGAGGGCGCAAGCAGACTCCCGAGCAGAGGGCCAAGAGCGGCGCTGGAGTCAGCCGATCATGGACGCCAGAGCGCCGCGCCGCCCAAGCGGAGAGAATGAGGTTGTGGCGGAAAAGCCAGATAGAGGCGAAGAGCAAATGACTGAAGTCGAAATCGAAATGGCCTCGCGCCGCTTTGCCGAAGCGCTAATGCGGGATCAGTTGGAGACCGCAACTGCGGCCCTTATCCGTGCGTACGAGTATGACATTGAGGATCGCAAGCGGCCCTTCTACCGGCTGCGCCGATTCCTGCGGGGTAATTTCCCCCTACTATTTACCCCGTGGCGCTGGGCGGCCTAGCCCGGGGAGGCCACCATCGGTTTTGGCGACGAAATTCTTGGCTCCGGCCTTGCCCGGGGCGCGGCGGCCCGCGGCAAGCGCATCGCCTTCGGAGACGGCCGCAAGATCATCTGGGGCGGGCGCTGCCGGGAGATATACCGCAACAACCCGAACGTCGCCCCGCCGGGCAGCGAGGGGGCGGGCGATCTGGAATGGATATCCTATCACCCGGGCCGCCGGGGCTATGTGAAGAGCGGAGGAGGGCGTTTCGTCTTCAACCCTGATTTCGCCGCGCCGCGGGGGGAATTCTTCTTCGACGCCACCGAGGAGGCGGAAGCCGAGCGGGCCGCAGAGGGCGCCCGAGGCTTCATCCTGGTAGACGCCTACATCCCGCCCAAGCCGCAGTCGCAGACCAAGCGCTGGCATGGCTGGCAGGCGGTGGCGGATCACCTGCGGCGCCTCGGGCTCGACGTCAGACAGTTCCGGCGCCCCGACGGTTCGGGCATGCTGGCCGGCGTTCCAGGTATCGAGACCAAGAGCTTCCGCGCCGCGGCGGCGGTCCTCGCCAGGGCGGGGCTCTACATGGGCCCTGAGGGCGGGCTTCATCATGCTGCCGCGGCCGTGAACTTGCCGGCCGTGGTGCTCTTCGGAGGCTTCATCTCGCCGCTGACGACCGGCTACGAGGGCCATGTGAACTTCTTCACCGGCGGGGAGGCCTGCGGCTCGCTGCGGCCCTGCGGGCACTGCCGCAAGGCCATGCGGGCCATCGCGCCAGAGGCGGTCGTGGAGGCGGCGGAGGACCTGCTGTGAAGCCGGCCAAGCCGAAGCCCACCCAGAAGCCGGAGGAGCTCGCCTGGCTGATCGACCTCCTGCGCCGCGAGGGGGTGACCCGCTACCTGGAGATCGGCGCCCTCTACGGCGACACGTTCCGTCAGGTGGCCGAAGCGTTGCCCACCCGTGCGCGCTGCGTCGCCGTGGACCTGCCGGGCGCCCCATGGGGGAGGGGCGGTTCCCTCCCGCGCCTCAAGCGGCACGTCGCCGCGCTGCGCGAGGCTGGCCGCGACGCGCACCTGCTCATCGGGGACAGCGGCGCGCCAAACGTCACCCGGATGGTCGCCCGGCTCGGCCCCTACGAGGCGGTGCTGATCGACGGAGATCACAGCCTCTCGGGATGCTGGCGCGACTGGAAGACCTACGGGGCGATGGGTCGCATCGTGGCCTTCCACGATATCGCGTGGCGCCGCGGGCCAAAGTGGACCGGCCGCCAGATCGAGGTACCGGCCGTGTGGCGCCGTCTGAAGGCCGAGCATTCGACGTCGGAGATCATCGCCCAGCCGGGCGACTGCGGGATCGGGGTGGTGTTTCGATGAGGTACCAGGAGACCTGGATCCGAGGCCGCGCGACCGGCGAGGCGCACCAGCGGGAATGCGCCAGCCGATACGAGCCGATCCGGGAAGCGCTCAGCCGCTACACCCGGCACTTCTCGGTCTTCGACTTCGGCGCCAACATGGGATATTTCGCCTTCCGGATCGCCGAGGAGTTCCCGCACGCGACCGTCGTGGCTGTCGACGGGCACACCGAACTGGCCGACCTGGCGCGGGAGAACGGGCTGCCGAACGTCGTGGTGTTGAACCGGCGGATGAACGCCGGCGATCTGGCGCAGTTGGCAAGCTGCGAGGCCTTCGACGTCGTGCTGGCGCTGAACGTGCTGCACCACATGCCCGATTGGGAGCCCGCGCTGGAAGCGCTCCGGTCGCTGGGGAGCGTCGCCTTTATCGAGACCCCCGGGCCGGGCGACAGCAAGGCCACCGGGCTGGTGCGCCACAAGGGCATCCGCGAGGCTGTCGAGAAGGCGGGCGTGGAGGTGCTGCGCACCGCGGCCCACAAGACCGCCGGCGCCGAACGGGTCATGTATCGGCTGGACAACTGGCGCGGCCGGAGCCTGTCGTCGCAGACCCTTGACGCGGCCGAGCGGGGCGCGCCGGCGATGAGCCGAGTCACGCTGGGCCTTGACCCCGACGGCGCCGTGATCGAGATCAGGCGGCAGAAGGGTGACGACGAGACGCGAGAGTTCCACCCCGGGATCAACCTCTGGACCGCGCATCTGGGCGGCCTCGCCTGGCCGGTGGATGTCAAGGCCCGGATCACCGCCGAGGTGGAGCGCCTGGACGCCGAGGGGCGCTGGCACGACGATCTGCGGCCCTGGAACTTCATCCTCTCGGGCGACCGCGCGGTGGCGATCGACACGGCCAACAAGGCTTGGCGGACTGAGCCGGAGCCTGGCGGGCTCGCTAAGTGCCTCGCGATGCTGTGAGCCGCCACCCGGGCGCGTTCTACATTCCCGCCGGCCTCAGCGGAGCGAAATCGCGGCTCTTCGAGATGATGGCGGGAAGTTTCCGCCACACCGTGAGGGATCATCCTAACCGGCTCGCGGGACTTCGGGCAGAGGTTCTCCCGGTGGTCAGCTGCCGGCCAGGCGTCGGCCCGCTGGTGCGCAAGTGGCAGCGGGCCGGCCGGCCCTTCCTCTACTGGGACCGAGGTTATGTGTGCCGCGGCGGCCAATCGGGGGTGTTTCGCGCCCCGGGGGAGAGTGAAGGCTTTCTGCGCTGGACCCTCGGGGCGGTGCAGATGAGGGCGATCACCGCCCGCACGGATGCGCGCTGGCGGTCCTTGGGGGTCGAGGTCGCGCGCTGGCGCGGCAGCGGCGGCCGGATCGTCATTGCCGAGCACTCGGCCGCTTATGCGGAGTTCCACGGCCTCGCGCCGAACTGGACCGCCCGCACGGTGGCGAAGATACGACGGCACACCGACCGGACAATCTTCGTGAGGGCGAAGGAGAGCGGCACCCCGCTACCGGTTGACCTGCGCGATGCGCACTGCCTGGTCACCCACGCGAGCCTCGCGGCCGTCGAGGCGGTGATTCTCGGCGTCCCGGTATTCGTCGCCCCGCTGTCCGCCGCAGCCCCGATTGGAAGAACGGACTTGAGCATGATCGAAGATCCCGCCCGGCCCGACCGCCGCGCCTGGCTGGCAAGTCTCGCCTGGTCGCAGTTCACCCCCGAGGAGGTCCGGGACGGCACCATGTGGCGCGAGACCGTGGAGAGAGCCCTTGCGTAGGTGCCTGGTGCTGGGCGCGGCCATGTGCGTCTGGGAGGACATCGAGGCGGCTCTGAAGATCGGCGAGTATGACGCGGTGATTGCCGCCAAGCTGGCCGGCGTCGCGTGGCCGGGGGAGCTCTGGGCCTGGTATTCGCTCCACCCTGAATGGATGCCCGATCATCGGCAGCGCCGGCAGGCGCGCGGCTACCCGGAACCTCGCGAGGTGGTGGCCAACACCAAGGGCCCGGGAGTTGATCGGGTTCTGGAGCCCAAGTGGCCCGGCCAGGTGCGCAGCGGCGCGAGCGGCATGTATGCGGCCCGCGGGGCGATCCTGGACGGCTTCGACCGCGTGGTGCTGGCCGGCGTTCCGATGCTTCAGCAGGTGGGCCGCATCGACGGCCGCAAGGGCTGGGCTTCGGCCAAGACCTATCAGGGGCCGGTCATGCAAGCCCGGCACCACATGGCCGAGAAGGTCCGGTCTGTTTCGGGCTGGACGATGGAGATTTTCGGGGCGCCGACCCCCGAATGGTTGCGGGGATAGCAACCGAACGTCGGCAGTCACCGGCCCACCCGACGGGCCGCACCTGGGCGGGATGCCCGAACCACAATCCGGGATGGATGACATGGCACTGAAAGCAGTAATCGACAACCTCGAATCGGTCAGCGAGGCGATCCGCGGCGAGTACCGGGAGGGCACCGCCAAAGAGGGGCTGGAGGGCAAGTTCGTGCTCAACGTCGACGCCGTCGGCGGCTTCGCGCTCGAGGACGTCAGCGGTCTCAAGAAGGCGCTTGGGACCGAGCGCAGCACGCGCGAGAATCTGGAAAAGAAGGTCATCAAGTACAAGGACATCGACCCCGACAAGGCGCTGGAGGCGTTGGCCGAGCTCGAGGAGTTGAAGAAGATCGACCCCGAGAAAGAAGCGGACAAGCTCGCGAACACGAAATTCGAGGCGGCGAAGAGCCAGCTGGTCAAGAAGCACGGTGACGAGCTCGGCGAGCGCGACAGGCGCATCGGCTCCCTTGAGTCCCTGGTGGACAAGCTGGCGCGCAAGCAGGAAGCCATCGCGGCGATTGCCGAACACAAGGGTTCGGTGGATCTGCTCCTCCCCCACGTGATGAACTCGACCAAGACCGAAGTCGGCGACGGCGACGTCAAGGTGCGCGTTCTCCAGGAAGACGGCAGCGACCGGGTGAACGGCAAGGGCGACCCCATGTCGATCCGCGAATTCGTCGCCGAGATGAAAGCCAGCGACACCTTCGGGCGCGCCTTCGAGGCGTCCGGCGCTTCGGGCAGCGGCATGACGCCCGGCGGCGGCGACGGCGGAGGCCGCAACACCAAGAAGGGCGAGTTTGGCGGTTCTAAGAAGGACCGTGTCGAGGCCATCAAGTCCAAGTTCCCCGACCTGGAGAAGGTCAACTGACATTGGCGCGAAGGTGCTGGAGAGGTAGAATTCCAGCATGAAGTCCGGGGGCATTTATCGCATCGTCAATCTTGTCAACGGCAAGGTCTACATCGGCAGCGCACTTCGCTTCCGGACGCGATTTAACGAGCACAGGTGGCGCCTCAGACGCGGGCGCCACCACTCGCCGAGGCTCCAGCGTGCTTGGGACAAGTACGGGGAGGACGCCTTTCGCTTCGAGGTGGTTGAAGTCGTTGGGACCCCCGACGATCTGATTCCGCGGGAGCAACATTGGATCGACGCCACGAACTGTGTATCCGTCGGATACAACTGTAGCCCGACAGCCGGCAGCACCCGAGGCACTAAGGCTTCGGAAGTGACCCGGCAGAAGATGAGAGCAGCGCGCCAGCATGTGTCGGCGGAGACTAGGGCAAAGCGCTCTGCGGCCATGAAGGGGCGCAAACAAGACCCGGCGCACAGAAGGAAGATCGCCGAAGCCCAGCGAGGCAGGAAAGCTTCGCCCGAGGCCCGCGCTCGAATGTCTGCAGCCGCTCTGGCCAGGACGCCAGATGTCGCGGCGAAGATTGCCGCCTCTCGACCTAGGCTTGTTCATACCGAAGAAAGCCGGGCTCATTTGTCGCGCGCGCTCACCGGGATCAAGCGCTCCGCAGAGACGCGGGCCAAGATTGGTGCAGCTAGCAAGGGCCGCACCCATTCGGACGAAACCAAGGCTAAGCGCCTTGCGTCATGGAAAGTGTCAATGGCCGCAAAGAAGGCGGCTGTCTGACCGTAGGAAGTATCGGCTGCCTCTCGGGATGAGACGGAGCCATTTGGGCGGGACGCCCACGTAACCCCCGAGAAACAACCGAACCACGAAAGGAGCCAGCCATGTCGCTGTCTCAAATGGAAGTATTTTCGCAGTATTTCATGCCGGCCATCATCGAGACGCTCGACCAGATGATCGAACAGTTCAACGCGGCCTCCGGCGGCGCCATCATGCTCTCCACCGACGGCTTTGACGGCGACTTCCTGCAGGAGTCCTTCTACGCGGCCATCCATTCGGCACAGCGCCGCGTGGACCGTTACGCGACCAACGAGGTGGTGACGCCGACCGACCTGACCCAGCTGCGCCACTCGGGCGTCAAGGTGGCGGGCGGCTTCGGGCCGATCCGCTATGAGCCCAGCCAGATGACTTGGCTGCAGAAGCCGACAGCCGAGGGCATCGAGGTTGCCAGCCGCAACTTCGCCGAGGCGCTTCTGGCCGACCAGCTCAACACCGCCATCGCGGCGCTGGTGGCGGCGATCGAGAACCAGTCGACGGCCAAGTACGACGCCTCGGTGCCGAGCCCTGCGGGCGGCATCACGTACGGGAACATCAACCGCGCGCACGCCAAGTTCGGCGATCACTCGGGCAACCTCATGGCCGACGTGATGCGCGGCACGGTGTTCCACAGCCTGATCGGCCAGAATCTCGCCAACGCGGAGCGGCTGTTTACGGCAGGCAACGTCCGCGTGGTCGACATCCTCGGAAAGCTGGTCGTCATCACCGACGCGCCGGCGCTGCTGGAGGCGGTCTCTGGCGGTAACGATCTGGACAAGGTGCTGAGCCTTACCAGCGGCGCCGCGACGGTCTACGACAGCGGCGACGTCGTGACCAACATCGACACCGTCAACGGCAAGGACCGGATCGAGACGACCATGCAGGTCGACTACAGCTTCGGCCTGTCTCTCAAGGGGTACACCTGGGACACGACCTCGGGCGGCAAGTCGCCGACCGACGCCGAACTGGCCACCGGTGGCAACTGGGACAAGATCGCGACCAGCATCAAGCACACCGCTGGCGTGGTCACGGTCGGCGACTCCACGGTCACCGCCTGATCCCGACAAGCTCAGGGCGGCAGGTAGCCGACCTAGGCCTCAATCCCGACACAAGGAGCATCCGAGATGCGAAAGAACCGCGAGTTGGTCTACTCGACGCAGAAGACCGACTTCCAGAAGGACCGCGCATACTCGAACCCGAGGTTCTTCACCGGCAAGGCGCGGCCGGGCTTCGACAAGGTAATCGTCGTTGGCAACTGGCCCGAGGTGGTTGCTGCGTACAAGCGCGCCGGCGTCGAGGTCGAGGTCGTCAAGGGCCCGAAGATGGCCGGCGAGGATCCGAACCCCGCGCCCAAGAAGCACCCCAGCGAGGGCCCGCGCAGCGATGCGCCGATCCCCGAGGGCTGGCGCGATCTCCCATGGGAGGAGAAGCGCCCGCTGGCGCAGCACTTCGCCGACCAGCCGGTGATCAACGGCGAGCAGGCCGACGCGGCTATCGAGGCGCAGGTGGCGCGGCGCGCTGGCAGCGGTGCGCAGGAACACCCCACCGAGGAAGTCATGCGCGAGGCCATCAAGGAAGCCACCGGCCGGATGCCGCACCCAGCGATGGGAATGGAGAAGCTGCGGGAGCAGTACGAGGCGGCCAAGGCTGCGAAGCCGGAGCCACAGATTGCGGCGGGTGGTGGCTCTTCGGCGGGTGGCGCGCAGTGACGCACCGCGTCCATGGTCGCCGGCAACCCTACACCGCCGAGGGCATCAAACGGCTGCCGTGCGTTCGGTGCGGCAATCCGGCCCATGCCACCTGGACAGTCTGCGCCTACGGCAACCTGCACCGCCCGATCTGCCTGGAATGCGACATCGCGATCAACGAAATGGTTCTGGCCTTTGTGCGGTTGCCAGGATGGCGGAAGAAGGCTGCCAACTATCGCACGGTCAAGGAGGCCGCACGCGATGGGTGACGGTTCCTCACGAAGAGGCGGCATGAGCAACGTCGTATCTGTGGTCGGCGTCCGCAACGACGACATTGCCAGGGCGGATGCACTAGAGTGCCTTGATACATGGAGGGCGCGGGTGGAGAGCGGAGAAATCACCTCGGTAGCCGTTGCCGGCGTCGGGCCAGGGCGCGCCGAGTACGGTCATTCGTCCTGGGTCGATGAGAGGCTGGTGGGCGCGTGCGCGATCCTTACCCAGAAGATGGCCGCGCTGGTTTCGGAGGACTGAATTTTGGCCCTAACCATCACGCCCGGCGGCGACGCGGACGACGCCTATATCAGCCTGGTGGCCTACAAGGCCTATTGCGCCGCGCACGGCTACACGTTCCCGAGCGACACGGGCGACGACGATGTGATCGAGCAGGGCATCCGCCGGGCGACGCAGTGGATCGATGCCGAGTACGGGCGGCGCTTCATCGGCACGCCCGCGACGGTAACGCAGGCGCTCGAATGGCCGCGCGCGGATGCGATCTGGCGCGGCGAGGAAATCGACAACGAAATCATCCCCACCAAGGTGGCGAACGCGACCGCGGAAGCCGCCCGCCGGGAGATCGCCACGCCGGGGAGCCTAGCGCCTGACATGAAGCGCGGCGGCCTGATCAAGCGAGTCGCAGCGGGCTCGGCCGAGGTGGAGTTCATCGACAACGCGCCGGCCGAGACGGCCTTTAGCATCATCGACGGCATCCTGGCCGGGCTGATATCTTCCAAGTCTCCGGGGCTGTCAGGCTCGAGCGTGAGGTCCAGCTGATGGGCCTGCTGGACGGCGATATCGCGGCGCTGGTAAGCGACGGCCTGGAGGCTGCCGATCTGCCGCTCGACCTGACCCTGACCCGCACGGTGGCCGGCACACCTGATCCGGATGAGCCCTGGCTGCCCGTCACCCCGACGACGACCACCTATCCCTGCCGGGGCTTCGAGGACAGCTATTCGGCCTACTACCTCGCCAACCAACTGGTGCAGGAAGGCGACCGCAAGATCATGATCCTCGCGCAAAGCCTCACGGTGACGCCCCAGCCCGGCGACCAGATCACCAGCCGGGGGGAGACCTTCACCATCGTGGGTCCGGTCAAGACCGATCCGGCGCGGGCCGCGTGGGAGTGCCAAGCGCGAGCGGCATAGGAGCGAACGATGGCACAATTGACCCTTGAACTGCGCAGTCGCTGGTGGACGAAGCCCTACATGGCGGCCGTTTCTGCCTTCCTGTGGATTGTGGTTCCCTTCGCGAGCGACGCCTGGGTCGACCGTTTCATAGAGCGCAGCGCCAAGTGGACGGCTGATAAGGGCTTCTACATCACTCATGGCTAGGCGCCCCACCGCACGCCAGCGCCTTGACGCCCTGGCCGAAAGCCTGGAGCCCGGGCTGCGCCGCACCTTCCTTGGGGCGGTGGATGAAATCCGATCCAACGCCGAGCTCGGGCTGATTGTCGAGCGCCTGGAGGCCGGGGACATCGAAGGCGCGCTGGCGGCCCTGCATATCGACCGCGCGGCCTTCGGGGAGTTTGAGGACGAACTGCGCAACGTCTACGTCGAGGGTGGCCGTGTAGCGGTGCAGCAGTTTCCCCGGCTGCCAGACCCAGGCGGCAACCGCCTGGTGCTGCGCTTCGACGCCCGCAACCCGAGAGCCGAGCGCATCATAGCCGATCACTCTGCGGACCTGATCACCCGCACCACGGCGGACATGCGCGGTGCCGCGCGCCAGCATCTTGTCTCCGGGCAGGTGGCTGGGCGCAATCCTCGCGCAACCGCACTGGATCTGATCGGGCGCGTCGACAGGGTCACGGGGCGGCGGGTCAATGGCATCCTGGGCTTGACCGCCCAGCAGGAGGGCTATGTGGCCTCAGCGCGCCAGGAGTTGCTCTCAGGCGATCCGGAGGCGCTGCGGAACTACCTGACCCGCGCGCGGCGGGACCGTCGCTTTGACCGGCAGGTGGCGGCGGCGTTGCGGGACGGGCGGCCCCTCGACCAAGCCACGGTAAGCCGGATCACGGGGCGCTATTCCGACCGCTTGCTTCAACTTCGCGGTGAGACAGTAGCGAGGACCGAGACCCTGGCGGGCCTGAACATGGGCTCCCATGAGGCGGCCGAACAGATGATCGAACAGGCCGGCGTCGCGCGCCAGAACGTGCGGAAAATCTGGATTGCCACGCGCGACAGCCGCACGCGCGACAGTCACGCGGAGATCGACCGGGACAGCGTCGGCATGGATGAGCGCTTCGCCAACGGTCTCCTCTATCCGCACCAGCCGGGCGCTCCGGCCTCCGAGGTCGTGAACTGCCGCTGCAGGCTCGACTACCGGGTCGACTTCCTGGCGAACCTCGCCTGATGGCCGGCAAGTTCTCCGCCCAGGTGGACGCCTGGGTTCTGAAGTCCCTGCAGCGCACCGAGGCGGTTTTTAAGA